AACCAATGATCTCCGAATTCGCACGCGTATTGCGCGACAAATTACGCACCGACATGAACAACTACGCCGATGACTTGGCGGGTGGGGCATGTCGCTCTTTCGACGATTACCAAAAACTCTGTGGTGTGATTCAAGGCCTAGCTACCGCAGAGCGTCACCTCCTCGACCTTGTAGAGAAAGTAGAGCAATCAGATGAGTGAAATCATTCTGCCCCCGGGCATTAGCCTGCCGAAGCACATCCAACCGATCGACGCCCCCGAGGCCGATGCGGACAACGAAACCAAAGCGTCAGCGCTGCCGGTCCCGACCGGGTACAAGCTGCTGTGCGTCGTGCCTGAAGTCGATGAAAAGATCGCCGGTACGAGCCTCGACCTCGTTCGAGACGCTGCGACCATGCGAGCCGAAGAACACGCCACCACGGTGTTGTTCGTGCTGCGGGTCGGACCAGACGCGTACAAAGACCCTGCCAAGTTCCCGTCGGGCGCATGGTGCAAAGAGGGTGATTTTGTGCTCGTGCGCACCTACACAGGTACGCGTTTCAAGGTGTTTGGTAAGGAGTTCAGGGTTCTGAACGACGACCAGATTGAGTGTGTTGTGCAAGACCCACGCGGGTACACCCGCGCATAAGGAGCAGAAATGGCTGGATACAAATTCCCGGACGAGCAGGACGATGACAACATCACGTCCAAGCAAGAGCAGGACACTGATCTTGATGTGACCGTCTCAACTGACAACGATGTCGAGATCGAAATTGTCGACGACACGCCCGAGCGTGACCGGGGCCGTAAGCCTCTGGACCGCGACGTGGCCGACCCCACGGACGACGAGATCGAGAGCTACTCCGACGGCGTCAAAAAGCGCATCAAGGAGCTGACCCACGCCCGTCACGACGAGCGCCGGGCCAAAGAGTCACTCTTGCGCGAGAAGCAAGAGTTGGAGCGCCTCGCCCAGCACATGGCGGCCGAGAACAACCGCCTCAAGCAATACGTCAACTCCGGCACCGAGCAGTACGCTGCTTCGCAGCTGCAGGTGGCCGAGTCTGAGGTCGAGAAGGCCAAGCGCCAGCTCAAAGAAGCGACCGAAGCGTTCGACACTGACGGCGTCATTGCGGCACAAGATGCCCTGATGGATGCCAAGATGAAGGTGCAGGCTGCAAAAAATTTCCGTCCAGCCTCTTTACAGGTTGAGGAAACTGCGGTACAAACGCAGCAAACGCAAGTACCACGTCAAGAACTGGACGACAAAACTGTTCGCTGGCAGGCAAAAAACCAGTGGTTCGGTTCTGCGGGGTACGAGGAAGTCACCAGCTTTGCACTAGGGCTGCACCAAAAACTAGTCAACTCCGGGGTTGATCCCCGCTCTGACGAATATTTCGAGCGCATTGATGCTCGCATGAAGTCGACGTTCCCCGAAGTTTTCGGTAAGGACGAAGACAAGCCAAAATCCGGCGACAGCTCCAAGCGACCTACCTCGGTTGTGGCTCCGGCGACTCGTTCGACTGGTGCCCGCAAAGTCCAGTTGACTCCCACGCAGGTTGCGTTGGCGAAGAAATATGGATTGACCCCGCAGCAATACGCTGCTGAAGTAGCAAAACTGGAGAAATCGAATGGCTGAAACAACAACCCGGACCCCTCGTGCCCTTGAGGCACGCGAAAAGACGACTCGCTACGTGTACACACCTGCGAGTGCACTGCCTGATCCAACCCCTGAACCCGGTATGGTGTATCGCTGGATTGCGACGCACGTACTTGGCGAAGCCCAAAACACGAACGTGTCTACCAAGATGCGCGAAGGTTGGGAACCGGTCAAAGCAGTCGACCATCCCGAGCTGATGCTTGAGGGTAATGCGAAAACCGGCAACGTCGAACTCGGCGGCCTCATGCTCTGCAAGATGCCACGCGAACGCGCCCAAGCCCGGGACGAGTATTACGCCAAACAGGCGCAGGCTCAGATGGAATCTGTTGATAACAGCTTCATGCGAAACAATGACTCGCGGATGCCTCTGTTTGCGGAACGCAAGTCCACAACCAGTCGCGGAAGCGGTTTCGGTTCTGGTTCAAAGTAACAAGGAGTCCTTAAATGGCTACCACTGCATCTCCCTACGGGCTGCGCCCCGTTAATCGCGTTGATGGCATGCCCTATGCTGGCGCAACTCAGACTTTTCTGATTGATCCTGCTGGCGAAGCCACCAACCTCTTCTATGGTCAGGTCGTCATCATTGGCGCAGACGGCTATTTGGCCCTCTCGACAGCCACTGGTGCTGACATCACGACCAACAACCTCGGCGGCAGCGGCGTTGGTGCAATCGGCGTGTTCGTCGGTTGCGAATACGTCAACGCACAAGGTCAGGTGATTTTCAGCCAGTACTACCCCTCCGGTACAACCGGCGTGGTGTCGGCCAAGGTGATTACCGACCCCAACGTCGTGTTCCAAGCTCAGCTGGATGGTTCCGGCGCTCAGTCCGTTCTGGGCACCAACACCTTCTTCGCCGCTGTGCAGAGCACCAGCACGGGTTCCACCCAGACTGGCAACTCGACCAGCGCGCTGGAGTCCACTGTGGTGACGACCGCTGCAGCTTTCCGTATTGTGGGCTTCGCGTCCACTCCCGGCGATGCGTTCACTGATGTGTTGGTTAAGTTCAACCCCAGTGCACACTCGTACTTGAACAACGTCGGCCTGTAAGGAGTAACTCACCATGGCAATTTCACGCGCACAACTGCTCAAAGAGCTGCTCCCCGGTCTGAACGCCTTGTTCGGTTTGGAATACGCACGCTACGGCGAGCAACACAAAGAAATCTACGAAACAGAGAAATCTGAGCGTAGCTTTGAAGAAGAGACCAAGCTGTCCGGTTTCGGCGCTGCTCCTGTCAAGAACGAAGGCTCCGCCATCGCTTACGACAACGCGCAGGAAGCCTTCACTGCACGCTACACCCACGAAACCATCGCTTTGGGCTTCTCCATCACTGAAGAAGCTGTGGAAGACAACCTGTACGACAGTCTGTCTGCCCGCTACACCAAGGCTCTGGCTCGCGGCATGGCCTACACCAAGCAAGTCAAAGCTGCTTCCGTGCTGAACACTGGCTTTGCCGGTACAGCTCTCGGCGGCGACGGCGTGTCTTTGTTCGGTAACAACTCCAGCGGCACTCGCGTTGGTCATCCTTTGGTTGGCGGTGGTGTGAACTACAACAGCCCAACCACTGGCGTTGACTTGAACGAGACATCGTTGGAAAACGCTACCATCCAGATCGCTGCTTGGACTGATGAACGTGGTCTGTTGATCGCGGCCAAACCAGTCAAGTTGATTATCCCTCCATCACTGATGTTCGTTGCCAAGCGCTTGCTGGACACCGAGCTGCGTGTTGGCACTGCTGACAACGACATCAACGCGCTGAAGCAGATGGGCACGATCTCTGGCGGCTACACCGTCAACAACTTCTTGACCGACAACAACGCGTGGTTCCTGACCACAGACGTTCCGAACGGCCTGAAGCACTTCGAGCGTACCGCTCTGTCCACTTCCATGGACGGTGATTTCGATACCGGCAACGTGCGTTACAAAGCCCGCGAGCGCTACAGCTTTGGCTGGTCGGACCCGCTGGGTATGTGGGGCTCTTCGGGTTCGTCCTGATGAGAATGAAAAAGGGGCCTTGTGCCCCTTTTTCTTTTGGTGTATATTGCCCCAACTCCCGGACTTTTCCGGTGTATCTGACGGCTCCGGGCCGACGACATGCAGACAGATACGCCTCAACTCGCATGTGAGGAATCATCATGGCAAATACCACCTTCAACGGCCCAGTTCGTTCCGAAAACGGCTTTCAATCCGTCACCAAGAACGCCACTACCGGTGCTGTCACTGTGACCGCCACATTCGGCGCAGCCACTTCTGTGACCACCATCTCTGCCACTGGCACAGCCAACGTGATCGTCATCCCTACGGTTGACCCAGCTGTTGCTGGCGCGATCTGGAACAACGCTGGCACTTTGGCCATCTCCGCCGGTTAATTGATCTCAGGGGCTCCGGCCCCTGCTTTACAGGAGATTGATTATGACGATGCAAACCGATGTCAGATCGCAGCACCTGACAGCAAGCGGCGCTATTGCCAGCTCTGCCCGAAACCGCCTCAAGTCCATTTCGTATCGGGGCGATGGCACTGACGGGTACGTGAAATTGCGTGATGGCAGCGCTGGCGGCACGGTTCTGTGCGAGCTTGATGTGGGCACGAGCGACACGTTCACCATCTACGTTCTGCTTCCGGGACAAGGAATTTTGTTTCCAAACGGAATCTACGTAGACATTTCGCACGTAAGTGCGACGACGGTGTTTTATGGCTAAGACTCCAGCATGGACACGCAAAGAAGGCAAGTCCGAGAAGGGCGGCTTGAACGCGAAAGGGCGGGCGTCTTACAATAAGGCGAACCCCGGCAAGCCCGGCCTGAAGGCTCCCCAGCCCGAGGGCGGCAAACGCCGCGACTCTTTCTGCGCCCGCATGGAAGGCATGAAGAAGAAGCTGACCGGCGAGAAGGCCAAGAAAGACCCGGACTCCCGTATCAACAAAAGCCTGCGGGCTTGGAAGTGCTGATATGACACAGAACCACGACACCGTGAAGAACACGCTGGACATTCTTTCTGTGTTTGCAGCTATCGGGGCCTTTTTGCAAATGTTGACCCCTGTTTTTGGTTTGATTGGTGCCGTCTGGACCTTGATGCGGATCGCTGAAATGATCGCAGGCAAGCCGTTCGCGGAGATCATCCGCCGGAAGAAACCGGATTCGGACCAAGCGTAAGATTTTTCAACTGCGGACAAGCGCCGCAAATTTAAAGAAGGTGGCGATATGAAAATGGGCAAACCAACAATGAAGAGCGGTATGGACAAGGCCAAGGACGGCATGAAGAAGCCTACACC